GATTCACACAGTAAATACCGAAGAAACACGAGATACGAAACTGTGATAAGGAACGCAAGAGCATATATAGATGCAGGCGGTTCAGCTAACTGGGTTATGACGCTGTTCAAGCATAATGAGAACGAAGAGGAACAGGCATCTAAACTTGCCAAAGATTATGGATTTAAGAGGTTTTTACCAAGATTTTCGGATAGGTTTGGTAACAAAAACCTGCTTATTTTGGACGGTGATTACGAATTAGAACCAGCATCAGCTTCTACAACAAGTGGTCTCACAACTACCGATAAACTTGAACACCATAATCTAGAACGCAATCCTAAAGAAATGTCGTTTTGGGAATCTCCCAATATAATCACTTCGGATCGAGAAGTATATTGCTATGCTTCTATTGGTAACTCTAACTTGTTTCAAATGATTTACATATCGGCTGATAAAAGACTATGGTCGTGCTGTCATATGTCACATTCTGTCGAACTGTCAAGGCGTTTCAACAAACACGACAGCTTCACGAAAACTTTCTATTTGGATAAGGGTTATTCGGAAGACTTCAATAGTCTAGAAAAATACACCCCGAAAGAAATATATGAAACTGGTATGTTAGATACTATTTCAAAAGATTGGCAGTTTGATATTTGTAAACAAACTTGTGGTAAATGTGCTTGACATTTTGTCTGATTTGATGTACTATAAATAACTGGTTCGATGAAGCAAATCAAAAGGTATGCAGGACGTGGGTGCGATTCCCACCACCTCCACCAAAAACACACTGGCTTATGTTCGTATCAAGACCGTAAGTGGAACAATACGATCCCAGTGTGTTTTTGATGGGGGTGACTAGGATCGACTGGTGCTGATTAGATAAGTGGAGAACAGGTGTGCGAGCAACCTTAATCGTAAGAACTAAACTAAACGCAAACGATAACTTTGCATTTGAGGATTACGCACTAGCTGCATAATCGCTCGGGGTCAGGGGACGCCTAGCAACAGAAGTCCCCATTAATTCACTTCTAACAGGTAACTAATCCGAATGAACAAATTTATCCTTGGTGCTGCAGCAGTCGCATTTTCTATTTCCCCTGCTCATGCCGTTGAAGATTATGTCGAAAACAATATTCAGTTTAAAACAGGAAACTCGTCTATCACTTTCCGTAAATATACTGCTGGTGTAGATTATAACATGGTTCAACTTGACACTAAACTTGCAGGTTGGGGTTACACGTATCGCTGGACAGATAGTGGTGGCACGGTAGAGAATCGTTATAGATTGACCGCACCGAAAATTGATCTAGTCGGTAATTTCTATCTAAAACCTCGAACTGAAATTAACACATATGAGTCAGGTGCAAAGGATGACTTTGTAAATCTGCAACCAATTATTGCAGCAGATTATGAAATCACAGATAAGTTGAGTGCTTACATTGACTTGAAACCAAAGTTTGCCGTTGGTAGTGACAAGTATAGTGACGGTGAGTTCTATGAATCACAAAATGATTTTGGAATAGATTATGCATTGTCTGATGCTTTGAGTGTTGGTGTATTTTACGAATACAACACAGATGGCGATGGCAACAAGACTGACGATTTCTTGGGAACAAGCGTAGTCGTTAAGTTCTAATCTTTAGGTTATATTATGAAATTTCTTGATCCGTTGACAGCAATCCTTATTTCGATTGCTTCCAATCCAGTAGATGAAGCCACCGCATTACTTGGTGCACCAATTGAACCAAAGGTGGCTTGCCTTGCTCAAAACATCTATCATGAAGCAAGAAACGAGTCAACTGCTGGTATGTTGGCAGTCGCTAATGTTACATTAAACAGAGTAAAATCGAGCGCATTCCCCAGTACAATTTGTGAGGTGGTTTACGAAGCACCACATTACATAACAAAAAGTAAGGGAGTGTATTATCCATACAAACATAGATGTCAATTCTCATGGTATTGTGATGGTAAGAGTGATGAAGTAAAGAATTTGCAGAAGTATGTTGAAATCTATATGCTGGCTGAGAAAGCACTTGAAACTACTTTCGACATAACAGATGGTGCGCTATTCTACCATGCTGATTATGTAGATCCAGACTGGAACAAGACGATGCACATCACTGCCAAAATTGACTCGCACATATTCTACAGACCGAGGTAAGTATGCATATTATAGTCACAGGTGGTTGCGGATTTATTGGAAGTCATTTAGTTGATCTTTTGGCAGAAGGTGATTATAGAATAACTGTAATCGATGATAGAAGAAATGGAAGGTATGTATCTTCTCACTCAAACGTGAGTTATATCTTCGATGATGTGTGTAATGTCACACCTCCACCCTGTGATGCTATCGTTCATCTAGCAAACACTCCAAGGGTCAGAGCGTCAATTAATGATCCTGCAGGGTCTATACGAAATAACGTAAATCCAACCATTTCTGTTTGCGAATGGGCATCCAAACATAACTGTCCTTTATATTTCGCACAGTCTTCTAGCGTTCAATTTAGCGATGTCTATGCAAATCCTTACACATTCGGCAAGGCGATGTGCGAGGAATTATTGTTTTTCTATCAAACGAATTACAATTTAAAGTTTCACCTTATGTATTTCTATAACGTCTATGGACCAAGAGAAGCGGATTATGGTGAACACAGCACCGTTGTCAGAGCATTCAAGAATCAAATTGAAAAGGGCGAAAGTCTTAGGATATTTGGATCGGGAAAGAAGTCCAGAGATTTCACCCACGTTGAAGATGTTGCAATGGGTGTCGCTAACCTAGTTGTTGCAAACAAGAAGATAAAGGAAGCGCATTTTGGATCTAACCATCCATATACGATTCTAGAAATAGCAGAGGCATTTGATCACCCTACTGTCCACGAGTTTGATGTGAAAGGTGAAGCTGAAAAAACACTTTGTGAAAACCCATATATTAAAAGGAGCCATGATGTCATTGAATATATTAGAGATTGGAAAAGGAGATTTCATGCCGAAAGTAGTAGTTGATAACGATATGACCACGGATGCTTCCCAAGTCACAGATGAATATCTGATCACGAAGCAGTTTAAAAGTTCTTCGGACTTCTCTCAGCACATTGAGAAAGAAGCGGTCAGGACTGGTTCTGGATACATTGATACAATTGTTGCCTTTTGCGAGAAGAATACGATGGAGATTGAATCTGTCAAGAAACTCCTGACTACATCGTTGAAAGATAAAATTAAAGTGGAGGCATCAGAACTCAACCTTCTGAAGTTTGAGAAGTCTGGGAAGTTGCCTCTGTAATGGATCCGTTTGAGGTTTACAAATTATATCTCGCTCTCAAACTCCACTTCACAACTGAGAAGTATGACATCACAAAGACACGTGGTGCGGTGAAGGCGAGCGAGAAGGCATTCCTGAAAAGGAAAGATATTATTGCAATGCGTAAACTTGCGAGAGACTACAAAAAGAAAGAGATTATCGACTTGCTTGTAGCAAACTTTGTTTCTGGAGATAAGTGGGGTGGGATGTTTGATACTCGCTCTGCTGAAGTCTATAAGGAATGGAAGGCACGCAAGGCGAGAAGAGATTATCAGTTTGAGCAAGATATCGAACTGATAAAACTGGAGATGGAGAAAGAATCCATTTCCAACCCATTTGTCGCTGATAGTGGACAACACGCATTAGTCTATCGTCTATATCTTGGTAAAAAAATATCAATTGAGACGCTAGTTTTGCTTGACAAATTGTTCAAAATGAGCGATAATGGTGATGATATATTCTTAGAGAGCATTAATTTACTCATAAGGAAATATCGACCGTTTGTCAAATTAACAGACAAGATGAGGTATGTAGGTGAGAATCTTTATAAATACTGAGTCCGCTGATATAGGACAAAACACACAACGTAAATACAACGCTTATACTGGAGAATAATATGTCGTTTAATTCACTATCTGACTTGCGTAAAGCAAGAGGTTCCTTCGACAACCTGATGAAAGAAGTCGAAAAAATTGATGCCCCTCAATCCAACTACAAAAAAGATGACGGTAACGAGTGGAAACTCTCTGTAGATTCCGCTGGTAATGGTTATGCCGTTCTTCGTTTTTTGCCAGCACCAAAGGGCGAGGAACTTCCATGGGTTCGTATGTTCAACCATGGTTTCCAAGGTCCAACTGGTAAGTGGTATATCGAAAACTCCCTTACAACTCTGAACCAACAAGATCCTGTATCAGAACTCAACAGTGAGTTGTGGAACAGCGGTACGGATGCTAATAAAGATCTGGCTCGTAAGCAAAAGCGTAGACTTTCTTATTACGCAAATGTTCTTGTTGTTAAAGATCCTGCCAACCCTCAGAATGAGGGACAGGTTATGCTTTACAAGTTCGGTAAGAAAATCTTTGACAAAATCAAAGACGTTATGCAACCTCAGTTCGAGGATGAGACACCAGTAAATCCCTTTGATTTCTGGGAAGGTGTAAACTTCAAATTGAAGGCACGTCAGGTTGACGGATATCGCAACTATGACAAGTCTGAGTTTGAAACAACTCCTACTCCTATCGCTCCTGAAGATGCAGACATTGAAGGTCTATGGGAAAAGCAACACTCTCTTGCAGAGATCGTTGATCCCAAAAACTTCAAGTCTTATGATGAGTTGAAGCAAAAGCTGAATATGGTCTTGGCTG